GAAAACACATCCGTCACCTCGTAATTGAGGATGTCGAGGATGCGGCGTTTGATGAAGAAGGTGATATCGACCTCGCCCTCCTGCTGTACCGTGCCGAGGGCCTGCGTACCTTTGTCGCCGGCTTCGGTGGTCAGCGTGTTGCCGTTCACGGCCTTGCTGATCTCGGCATTGCAGGTGGACGTAAACCGGTCGTACAAATCGCTGCCGCCGGAAATGTTGCCCGCCTGCAGCAGATTGATCTTCGTGCCGTCGGGATGGATGATCACTCCGGCCCCGCCCATGTTGTAGATGTCCTCGATGAGTTTGTCGCGGGCGGCAGCGTCCCAGGCATCGTATGTTCCTTCGCGTATGGGCCGACCGAAGATTTCGCCCAACTCGGCCCAGTCGGCGATGTTGTTGCGTTTGAGGATCACCCAGAACGCCGGTACGGACAGCGAGCCTATTTGACGCGGATTGCCGACATAGAGCAGGTCGGAGAACTCGTCCCAGCTTACACCGGCCAGGTCGGTCTGGTTGCGAAGAATCGTGCGGTTGATTGCGTCAACATGCTTGCGGGGGATGAGTTCGTAATTGATCCATCCGTTCTTCTCCCGGTAGAACTGGAAGAGCGAACCGCCGACCCCCTCCCATTCGTCGTCGATCAAGTCCTCGACGAAATGGTTGAACCACGGTGAATTGATATGCTCCTTCATGCGTTCGTCAACCTCGCCGTCCCGCATGAACTGGATCGGCGTGGAGAGAATGGCCGCTTTCTGCTTGCGGCGCACCGAGAACAGGTGGCTGTCGAGCATCACGTCCTCGTAGAGGTCGATGAGTTTCGCCCGGCGGGGAAAGTCGATCAGTTCGGCTTTACGGATGCTGTCCATGTAGACGGCCACGTCGAGGCCGCCCCGGCGTGTGGGCTGGAGTACGATGGTCTGGGTGGGTGTGCGGCCGATATTTCCGCCGGCGGTTATCCGTTTGTTTTTCTTTCGGGACATATCAGAAATTGTTTGTGCGTTTGCGGTTGCTGCGAATCTGGTACGGTGCGGAGGCGTCCTTCGCCTGCGGCTCGATCTCGGGCAGGCCCTCGACCGAGATGTCGCCTTTGCGCACGCCCTTGAGCCATTCGACGGCCCGCTCGTAGCGGTCGGTGCGGATCTGCGACATGTTGCGCGGGTTGTGGATCGAGAAGATGTGGTAGATGGCGATGTCGATGGACATCATCAGCACGAGCTGATTGCGCTCCCCGCCCGCGGCGGCGAACACTTTGTCGCAGTCGTAGCGTGCCGAGAGGTAGCCGCGCATCTCGGCGATGGCCCGGTCTTCGCATATTTCGATGATCTGTCGGTCGGAGCGGATCAGCGCATCGAGGATCTCCTGGTGGATGGAGGCGTCGTAGTCCTCCTCTGTGATGAACTTTGCCATATAATTTACTGTCTGAATCGGTTGCGTTTGGCGATGACGGTGCGGGGGATGGTTACGGCCGGGTGCATCTCGGCGAGCTTGTCGTCGATGAAGCGGTTGCCGCCCTCGACGCAGTCCACACCGTCGGCGTGGTATTTCAAGGCCATCGTGAAGAACTTGAACTCCTCCGCCAGGGCCTTCATGTCCGGGTCTTCTTTCTCGGCATCGTTGAGCACCAGCAGTCCCTCGCGGTTGAGCGGTTCGAGAGACGCCTCGATGCGCAGCGCCTTGTCGGTTTTCTTCTTCTCGTCGGGGATGACCGAGAGGTTGATGCCCAGTTCTTTGCATTTTGCCGCGAACGCTTTTTTGAATACCTGCTGGAAAAAGGGGTCCTGCAGGGAGTTGTTCTCCTGCACCAGATAGATAGGTACACGGCCCTGCCGCTGCGAGTGGATGAAGAGCGAGAAGAAGTGCGTCACGAACTCCTCGGTGGTCATTTTGCCCAGGAAACCCTTGATGACATAGAGCGTGCGGTCGAGTTTCCCCATCAGCCACACGGCCTTGAGCGAACCCTTCTTGTTTTTGGCCGTGCCTTTGGCCTCCGACTGCGTCGGGTCGGCGTAGATGCACAGGAACGGGAACTTTCGCAGGTTCGGAATCTTGCCGTATTTCACGGCCGGGAATATTTTGCCTTCGACGATGGGGTTGTTGAAATACTCGCCCTGCTGGGCTTTGGTGCTGATCTTCGACAGCGCCCGGTCGATCAACTCCTCGGTGTTCTTCTCCGGCCAGGTGCTGCGTCCGTTGGCGTCGCGGATATTGACGATGTCCCAATGGTCGGCCATTGCGCCGGCGCGGACGATGCAGCAGTCCTCGGCGATGATGTTGCCGCAGAAGACGACCAGCAGCGGCTCCGAGGTCGAACGGGTCGGGTACAGGGCATGTTCCCACCAGTCCCATTTCTTATCGAGCACATCCGGATTGAGGCACTCTTCGTCGGTATCGAAGTCGTCGAGCAGCAGCACATCCGGGCGCACGGCTTCGTTGCGCGCACCACGCGGCGCATCGCCGGCGCCGACGCCGAGGAACATGGCTCCCTGCCGGGTTTTGAATTGCAGTTCGGACCAGTCGCCGACCGACATCTGTTCGCCGTAATACTGCCTGATGCGGCGGTTCGTCTCCAGGTTGGCCCTGTACGGTGCAAGCAGACGTGCAGCGGCCTTCTGTGTCGCCGACGCCAGAATGACGGTGCTTTTCCTGCCCGCCAACACCAGCCGGAGCACGGCCATCATGACCTTTGTGCTCTTCGCCAGCTCGCGGCTCCACGACAACACCTCGAACCACTCCGGATTGTATAGTATCCGGTTGGTCGCCCTCTTATGGAACGGGGCTGATGGGTATTTTGCGTACTTGGGGAAGAAGAACCGCTCCCACTCCTCCTCGTGTCCGGGTGCTTCGAGCCACAGGCGGTGTTTCTCGATCTGAGCCGGGGACATCGTCTCGTCGATGGGAGTATCGTTGTAGATGGACTCCTTCAGGGCCTCCCACTCCTTCAGGGCATCGCGGTCGATCTGCTTCATCACATCAGGGATTTAATGAACTTGTCGAACAGGCGGGTGAAGGTCTTGGTCAGATCGAGATCGACGGGCCGCAGCCAGGCGATGAAGCGCTGGGCGGTACTGACGATTTCGTGGATGCCCAGTTCCGTCTCCAGTTTGTTGATGGCGTTCGTGAGCTTCGCAATGGTGTCGGCTTCGGGCGGAGTGGCGAACCGCTTACCCGGTTCGCGTTCGATGATGTTGTTGTTGATCTCGACGATCTGCCGTTGCAGGTTCTTGATCTGCTCCTCGCGCGTCATCGTGAGCGACGCCTTGTGTTCGTCCCAATGGTCGGCTTTGGCCCAGCGTATGATGGTCTGGCGCGATACGCCGCACGCCTCGGCGATCTCGGCCTGGGTGCGGGATTCGTTCAAATACATCGACAGTGCCCATCGGCGCATCTGCTCGGAGGTTATTTTCGACATTGCTCTATGTTTTACTCTTCGCAAAAATGACCTATAAATGACTGATACACAAATCGCAAAAACATCATGCAATTTTATAAGCACATGATGATATTATAAAGTTCTATGATAAAAATCCGATTTGCAGGGGCCGAAAATGACACTCATTTTTGCACAAAACGAAGCGCATAATGGAGCACATTTTTAATATCATTCCCGGCCCGCAGGAGGACGCCTGCTGCATCCTGTTGTATGGGGAGATCGGAGACAGCGACTGGGCTGAAGCCAAAGCACAGCATATCGTCGAACAGTTGATCGCAGCCGAGCGCACCTACCGCAAGATCGACGTGAGGATCAACTCCGTCGGCGGCGAGGTCAACGCGGGCATCGCCATCTTCAATGTTCTGCATCAGTCGAAGGCCGACATCACCATCTACATCGACTGCATCGCCGCCTCGACCGCCTCGTTCATCGCAGGCTGCGGCAAGCCCGTCAAGATGAGCCGTTACGCCCGGATGATGATCCATCGGCCGAAGAGCTGCGTTTTCGGCGATACCGAAGACCTGAAGACCTGCATCGCCAAACTGGAGACGATCGAGGACACGCTGTGCCAGATTTACTCCGAGCGTACCGGACGCAGCGTCGATGATATCCGTACCACCTACATGGACGGTGCGGATCACTGGCTGTCGGCGGACGAGGCGCTGGCGCTGGGGTTCGTCGATGAGATATACGACGATCCGCACGCGGTCTCCATTACCGACTCGCTCACGACGCAGCAGCGATGCGAACGATACACGGCCTGCTATCTGGAAGCAATCAATGTCTCACTTAATACAGAAAATCAAATGACAATCGAACAATTCAGGGCAATGCCGACCTTCTCCGACTGTGCGGACGAGGCGGCGATCATGGCCCGCTTCACGCAGATCGAAGCCAAAGCTGCGGCGCATGACGCCGTGGCGGCAGAATGCGATGCGCTCAAAGGGCAGGTCGAGGAGTTCCGAACGAAGGAGCGCGCGGCCGCCGAGGCGGCCTACGATGTGGAGGTCGATACGGCCCGCACCGAAGAGCGTATCGGAGCCGATGAGGTTCCGAGTTTCAAGGCGTTGATGCGCAAAGACCCGGAGAACACCCGCGCACTCATCGCAGCCCGCAAGCCCAAACGCCGCGCGACGACCGTTATCGACCAGGCCGGAGCCGCCGGAAAGGGCGATCCGTGGGGTGACCGTTTCGAGGAAATCCGAAAGGGCCTCAAAAAGTAATCACATCAAAATCATTCAAAAACATGGCAATTAACATTAAAACCGCTTATGCGGGCGAGGTGCTCGAAAAGCTGCTCGTAAAAGCGACCACCGGCAACGAGCTGGTGCAGCGCGGCCTGATCCACGTCGAGCCGAACGTTCAGAAAGCGTTTTACATCCCCCGCCTGAAGACGGGCAAGTTCCTGCAGAAGCGCAAGGAGCAGCCGGAGGATAAGGATTCGAAGGGCGAATTCAACATCGACGAGCGCGTGCTGACGCCGGTAGATTTCATGGCCTTCACGACCTTCAACCCGCGTTCGTTCGAGAAGTTCTGGCGCAAGTGGCAGCCGACGGGCAACCTCGTCTTCGAGGAACTTCCGGCCGAGGCACAGGTCGCATTCCTTTCGGAACTGGGCAAGGTCGTCAACTTCGAACTGGGTTCCCACTTCATCAACGGTGTGGCCGGCGATGGTGAGGATCAGTTCTTCAACGGCATTCTGACGCGCATCCTTGCCGACGTGGATACCGTCAAGGCCGACGTGTCGAAGGAAACCTCGATGATCGGGCGTTTCCGCGCGATCTACAAGGCGATTCCCAAAGCACTGCGCAGCCATCCGGGCCTGAAGTTCCTGTGCTCGACCGAGGACGCCGACACCTACGACAACGAGATGACCGACCTGCACCACAAGGGGGCCGATCCGACCACGACCAACGTGATGCGGTTCAAGAACATCCCCGTCGAGCCGCTGGCCGATTGGCCGCAGGGCGTTATCGTGGCTACTATCGCCACGATGGACATCGACTCGAACCTCTGGGCCGCCGTCAACCTCTCGGATGACTTCGAGTGCGTGAAGATCGACCGGCTGACCAACGCCGGCGAAAAGTACTTCTTCAAGATGCTGATGAAGGCCGACACGAATACGGCATTCGGCGAGCACGTCGTCCTCGCGGACTGGCGCACGCAGCCGGCGAACGTGGAAGGTTAACCCGCTAACGACACAAGAGATGAAACTGAAGCTGAAAGTAGAGCGTCCGTTTACGGATAAACACGATCACACGACCGGCTACGTCGTCGGTGATGTACTGACGATTGACGATGTCAGCCGTGCCAACGACCTGTCGGCGCGGGGCCTTTGCTCGATCCTCGCCGTCGAGGAGTGCGACGCGAAGCCGGAACCGGAACCGGAACCGGAGCAGGAGCAGGAGCAGGAGCAGGAGCAGCCCGCCGTCGTAATCTTCCAGGAGAAGGAGTACCCGGTGGAGCAGGTTAAGGAGGCGCTGGCGGCAATCGGTATTCCCGTTACTGCTACCGCCAAAAAGAAAGGCGTCGGGAAGGTACTCGACATGCTTTCCGTCGAGCAGGTCACGGCGCTGATGGAGGCGCTGGCAAAAGAGGAGTAAGCGATGACACCTTCGGAGTTCAAACGAACCTACTATCCGACAATCGAGCGCGTCTGCGCCGAAACGGGGCTGAACCCGCTCTTCGTGGCGGCACAGGCCGCGCTCGAAACCGGATGGGGGAAGAAGGCCATCGGCAACAACCTCTTCGGCATCACGGCCGGCGACAAGTGGACGGGCAAGCGGCAGATCGTCCGGACAATGGAATACTTCCGGGACGACCGTCAGGGCGGCAACTTCGCGCGGGTGCATTCCATCACGGCGTTGGCCGACGGACGCTACCGCTACGACGTGGACCGGGCTTTTCGGGACTACGACTCAGTGGAGGAGTGTGTCCGGGATCATTTCCGGGTGCTGTCGGCCAGGCGATACCAGAAGGCGATGCAGTTCCGCAACGACGTACATCGCTTTGCGTATGAGGTGGCCAAAGCCGGTTACTGCACGGGAGATCCGGAGGTGTACGCCAAGTCGATCTCATCCATCGCCCGAATGATTGCACGCGCGTAAATAATGAACGATGGAAAGCATCTGGCTGCAAATATTGACCTACGCCCTGCCGAGCGGGTTTCTCGGTTCGGTCGTCACATGGCTCGTAACGGGCCGCCGGCGTCGGAACGACTTTCTTGCGGAGATGCAGAAGTCCATCGACATGCTCAGCGAGAAATACAACGCCGTGCTGCAGGATAACATCATGCTCCGGCAGGAGAAGGCCGAGTGGAAGGTAACCCAGAAGGAACTGCTCCTGAAGGTAGACAAACTGACCCGCGAGGTCGAGAACCTGCGCAGAAATTTTAACCGAAAACAAAAAGAAAATGGAACGAACAATCAAGTGGAAACACCTTATGTTGCTGCTCCTTGTCTCTCTGATGACGACGGCGTGTGCGGCTACGGCCCGAACACAGACGTCGCAGAGGTCCGCACAGGAGTCGGCATCGACGACAAGTCAAAGAAGCGAAAGCGAGCGGTTCGACAGCCTCGCCGCACGGATGCATCATCAGGCGGAGAATCGGACGGAAGCGAACCGGACGCTGCTGATGGCGGCGGAGGGTGTGCCTGCACAGACGGCGCAGCTGACGATTCCGATGCAGAACCTCCGTGATCTGCCGGATGGTGCGAAATACGCAGCGCAAAACGGCCGGGCATCGGTCGAGGCCGAGCGGCAGGGAGAAAATATCGTCGTCACCGGCAAGGCTGATAGTATAGCCCGGCGCTGCCTCTACTTTGAGAATCAGGTATTCCGACAACGGCAGTCGCTCGACTCGCTCAACCGGCTCCTCTTAACTTCCCAGGCTGCCAATGAGCAGCTTTCCACGCTGGCCGTTGCCAGATCGGGAACCGCACAGACGGTCGAGACGACCCGAAAGCCGCCTGTTATATGGCACTGGTGGCTGCTTACAGGCTTCCTTGCGGGTGGAGCCGCAGCCGCATGGCTGACCAAGACAAACCCGCTGAAAACGGTTTATTCACTCATTAAAAAAATTCTGTAATTATGGCAAACGAACATGACGGTTTCGTATATGGCCTTCACCAGTTCTCGTTCGCAAACGAGGTGGTCGGCCTGATCAGCGCCGATTCGATCGACTGGGGCGGTGAAGACCGCTCGACGAACAAAGTCTGGGCGGCGCAGAAACGCAATGCGCC